CGGTGATCTTGTCGCAACACAGAAATTAACCATTGGTGCATCATCTGCAGCATCGGCATCTTTCAATGAGCGAACTGTTTATTTATTTATTGTGTCTGACGCAGTTTGCCAATACGAACTTGGCGATTCTCCTACCGCCGATGGCGACAGTAGGTTCCTTCCTCCTTTTTTGTTTCGCTGCGTTTCTGTGGAAAACAAAGATAAAATCGCGGTTATAGATCAACAGTAATGGCAACGGCACGTGACATAACCAAGCGTTTTAAAAAAGCCCAGTCCAGAAAAACCAACTGGTCAGAGCTTTACGAAGAAGCTTTGGAGTACGCGGCCCCTAACCGTGAAAGTTTTGACGAAGAGAACGAGTTTCCGGGGCAGCGCAGGCAAGGCGCAGGCAGGGTTTACGATTCTACTGCCACTAATGCGATGCAGAAGTTCGCATCCAATATCCAGTCCAGTCTGGTTCCATCTATGCGTCAATGGATCAAACTTGTCCCCGGATCGTCTATTGAAGATGAAGAAGGCTTAGACGAACAGCTAGCGCAGATCAACAGCGTTATGTTTTCACATATATCTAATTCCAACTTTGATACTCAAATTGCGGAAAGTTTCCTTGATTTATCTGTTGGCACAGGGGCCATGCTTGTACAAAAAGGTGAGTCGTCCGAAAGGCCTCTGCAGTTCACAAATGTACCGCTGTCTCAACTTTATCTGGAAGAAGGCCCACATGGCCGTGTAGAGACGGCGTTTAGAAAACACAAGGTTGCGTTACGCAACATTGAAAAAACATGGCCAGATGCGGAGTTAAACGACACGCTAAAAGAGCGCATGGAGCGCAAACCTGATGATGCGATCAATCTTATTGAGGCTACGTTACCCGAAAAGGTGACCATCTTTAATCCCCGTACCGAGCAAGACGAGGAAATTGATGGTTATAAATACTATGTGATTGCCGAGAATCAGGATCATATATTAGTCGAACGCGAACAACGTTCATCACCTTGGGTGGTGTTCCGCTGGTCGTCATTGCCCGGTGAAATATACGGACGCGGACCTTTGTTACAAGCGTTGCCCGATATTAAAACAATCAACAAAACAAAAGAACTTTTACTGCAGGCGGCGAGCGTTGATATTTTCCCGCCATTCACTTTTGTAAATGACGGCGTGATGAATCTTGAAAATATTGACTTATCACCCGGCGCGGGGATTCCTGTAGAAAGCAATTCAGGTGGAGTAAGAGGTAGAAGTATTGAGCCGTTCACAACCGGATCGCGCGTTGATTTGGCTCAGTTGGTTATCAATGACCTTCGCCAATCTATCAATGAGATGATGTTTGCGGAGCCCCTTGGCCCTGTCGATTTACCAGTCAAAACAGCTACGGAGGTCTCACTTAGGCAGCAAGAGCTTTCCAAGCGTATTGGATCGGCATTTGGCAAGTTGCAATACGAGCTAATAACCCCGTTGATTAATCGTATTCTGGATATTCTCGATGAACAGGGTTTAATAGACATAGGCCCATTCCGTGTGGACGGAAACGTTATTGCTATTCAGCATATTTCTCCTCTGGCGCTGGCTCAGAATGAGGAGGAGTTTGCTAACATGCTTCGCTATGCTGAAACAATCGTTAACTTATTCGGGCCACAGGTTGCGTTAGGGTTGCTCAATCCGGATGTGTTTAGTAAAACCGCCGCTGAAAAACTCAATGTTCCGCAGGAAATAGTACCAACGGAAAAAGAGTTTGATTTGATAAAAAAGGCGTTAGCGCAACAGGCAGCGCAAGGTAACGTGGATCCATCACAGTTGGCAGGGTAACATGGCAAAAGCACCACAAACTGATGAAGAAAAAGCCGCCGATGCAGCCGCTGCAATATTATGTACCGAGCAGGGCCAAACGTTGATGGCTTTTCTAAGAAAGAAAAAAATTAGCAGAACAAATTTTCCATCTAGTGGAGATGGCCAATCCAAAGCAATGGCCATGTCATTTCAGGAAGGCGAAAGAAGCATTGTATTTTATTTAGAAAGTTTAATAGAAAAAGGGAAAAACAGACATGGCTGATTCATTAATCACACCTGAATCCACAGAGCAAACAGAGCAAACAGAGCAAACAGAGCAAACAGAAACCACCGAGCAAACGGGGCAGACTGGGCAAACCGAAGAAGAAAAACTTTATGCTGGTAAATACAAAAGCGTTGATGATCTTGAAAAAGGTTACAAAGAAGCGGTGCAGAAGCTAACTGAAAAACAGCCAGCCGCGCCTGATGAATATGTGTTTGATCTGAGTAATGATGAGGATTTGTCAAAATTTGAAAATGCTAACCTGAATTTAAGCGACGATCCGATCGTTCAAGAACTCTCGCCTGTGTTCAAAAAGCATAATTTATCTCAGGAAGCTGTTAATGATATTGCTAAAACATATCTGCAATGCGAGCTTTCGATGGCACCAAACCCCCAAGAAGAAATGAAAAAACTTGGGGAGCAAGGAGAGCAAATTGTAAAAGAGGTTGGCGCGTTTGCTGGAAAAAATCTTACTCCAGATGAGCAAGAAATCCTGAGAGGTTGGGCACAGACGGCGGAAAGCGCCAAGCTATTACATAAAATGACCAAATTAAGTGGTGGTCGTAACATTCCTGCTGAGGCGTCTTCTGGTGGAGAAAATCCAGATGAGCTGATTAGGCAAGCTAACGAGATCGCGCAAAAAAATAGCAACAATCTCTACGGAGAAAATCGTAACAAATACGAATCTCTTATGCGTCGCGCTGCGGAATTGCAGCTCAAACAAAAATAGATTGCTTGTTAGCCTAAATTTAATTATCATGATAATGAACACATAAGGGAATACCCGCTGTTTATGCGGCCCCTTGTAAGTGGTTCCGGCAGGCAACGCCGTAACGATTTGCAAGACGCGGCCCCAATATGGGAACACCCGCTCGAAAAAAGAACACTTTTTTTGAAACGGTAAAACAGGGAGGTTCCCATGTCCATTAATCAAGATGGTCAAATTCTCGTAAAATTATTTGAAAACGAAGTTATTCAGGCATTCCAGCAACAAGGAACAGGCTTGAAAAACACAGTGCGTGTTCGTGACGCGGCAAATGCAGAAAAAGTACAATTCCAAGTACTAGGTAAAATGCAAACTGCTGAGCGCGGCGCAGTGAATACACCGATTCCATTGCAAGATGTCAGTTACACACCTAAAGTTGCAACGGTAAAAAATTACGTTGTTTCTGAGATGACTGATATGTTCAAGAATAATCAGGTTGGTTTTGATGAACGCCAAGAGCTTGTTCAATCTATGGCAATGGCTATGATGCGTCGTCTCGATCAGATCATTTTGGATGCCATTGATACAGCTACTATTAGTAAAACAGTAGCAAAAAACGTATCAGGCTCTGATGACGATATGACAGTTGCAGCCATGAGTAAAGCAGCCAATTTGCTGGGCTCAGATGTTCCTGACCAAGACCGTCACCTGCTTATGCACGACAATGGCTTTTACCATTTAATTAACCAGTCTGACGTAAAAGATATTGATATTTCATTCAACAAAGCGTTGGCCGAAGGTAGGTTGCCAGAGTATCTTGGGTTTAACATTCACCGCATGGGTGATCGTGGTGAAGGTGGTCTACCGCTTTCAACAAATGATCGTACCAATTATGCTTGGCAAAAATCAGCCATTGGCTTGGCAGTAAATATGGAACCACGTATTGAAGTCAACTATGAACCATCTTTTGGAGCGTGGCGTACTTCTGGCTTTTTGTCTGCCGGGGCTGTAGTCATCCAAGAAGATGGTGTTGTTGAAATTACAACCGATGAATCATAAGAGGTAATATTATGGCTTTTGATAAGACAAATTTTGGCAGAGAAAGTAACCATTTTAACAGCACATTACCGTCGGTGTGGGTTTATACTACGGAAGATACTGCTGCAACTATAGATACAGCGGGTTATTTTGATGACGTTGCTCAATTTGTAAAAGTTGGTGATATAATTAAAGCAAATGTTGATACTGATGGAACGCCAGCGTACAAAGAGTTTTT